GTGCCGACCTGGACTCGTCTGCAGGTCTCGGAGTCGGACCTGACGTATGCATGGATCGCGACTCGAGCGCCATGGACCTCGGTGTGGTAATCCTTGTTGTGGAACTGGGGCCACGCTTCCTCCTTGATATCTGCGTCTGCGTTGACCAGATATGCCAGCAGGGCTGTGAGGTCCTCGTCCTTGAACGAGTCCAGCTTGTTCAGCACGATGCTGATGTGGGGAGCGCCACACGACAGTGACACGGACAACCGATGCTTGTCCGTGTTGAAGTCCTTCAGCATGTCGCTGAACCGGGCCCGGATCAGCATGCGCTGATTTGCCAATTCCTTTGCCTGCTGGTGCAGGCGTTGGGCGTTGGCCTTGCTTTCACTGATGGATTCGTTGACGGCCTTGATCAAGGGGTTGACTTTACGTGTGCTCATCGCTCTATCCTTTCTGAGTTAAAAACCACTGAATCGGCTGATCCAGTGGTTTCCATTATATCGGACATTTCGTCCGTTGTGCAAATTATTTTTATCTGGTTCGCACCACTAAATCCATATCGTTGATCGCTGACTCGATCTTGTCGCTGAGGTCAAAGTCCTCGAGGGCCGACTCCACCTGACTGGACACGTCCAAGTTATTCTCCACCCAGCGATCGACCACGACAGCGACAGCGTCATCGAACCCCATCGAATTGTTGGCCCAGTCGTCCAGCTTGCCATCAAGGTTGTCATCGATCCATCCAGTGACAAGATCGTTGACCTTGTCCTGCAGGCCAGTGGCATGCTTGTCGATTTCCTGCGCGACCAGTTCGCGCACCCATGCGGCGGCGATTTGCTTTTCGGGGCTCGGGCCAGTGGCCTGAGTGAATGCGTTGGCGGCGGTGTTGACCACAACCATCAGTGCGGTCGTTGCATGTGCCTGGACTTCCCCGGGCATGGCGCTGATCACCTCGTTGGCGTAAATCAGGGCCTGATCGATATCGCACCCACGGCTGCCGAACATGCTGCTGGTGTGCTTGGCGAAGGGGTTATTAGTGCTCATGACTCTATCCTTTCTAAGTCTGGGCCGACCATCGGCCCAGTGATTCAACTGTAACCGGGGCCGTGGCCCCGGTCCAATTGTATTTTTTAATCGGCCCGGGCGGCCCGATTGTTTGCCAGATTACGACGGGCACGCTCGGGGCTATACGGATCGTAATTCCGAATCCGCGAGCGCCGGTCTGGGCACACCGACTCGCGGAACGTGATCACCATGCCCGCGCCCCGGGCACGGGCCAGGAACAGCGAGGCGTCGCAATCCTCCTCAAGGTGGGCAAGCATGCCGCGCATGTAACTGTAGCCGGTGATGGCGTCGAGCAGCTCGAGCCGCTCGAGCAGCGCCAGGGGCACGGCGAGCCAGCCATGGCCAGGGTCAGAGTAAAAATTGAAGCGCATGGTTCTATCCTTTCTGTGACGCGGCGCACCACGCACCGCGAACCCCGATTATAGGGCAAATTGTCCCGAGCAAACCAGGGGAAACCCGGGGCCACGGCCCCGGGCCGGGCCCCACGCGCCCCGGACCACGCGCCAGGGGCCACGTTTCAGGCGGCAAGCGCCAGGGACCAGGGGCCTAGTTTCCCATGACGTTAATTAACCCGGCGAAGCCCCCAATTGAGAATGATTCTCATTCGAGAATCACGCCCAATTGAGAATGATTCTCATTCAGTTAAGCGGCGAGCAATTCTAGGGCCCGATTTTTAAGCGCTGCACCAGTGCCAAACCATGCCGATTCAATGCGGGTGTTGTCCGAGCGGCCCCGCTCATGGTCCACCAGTTCCGTCACGGCGTTCAACATACCCCAGCGCGTGCCCGTCACCCCAGGGATATCGGACCCGATAGCTTTCCCGTTGAATAGCTCGAGAATGCGACGATAGGCGCGGGACTCACTCACGGGAACACCAGGGGATTTGTACGGCTCGAGCAGGGAGCGCAAGAACATGTCCGCATCAGTGGCCGATAAAGGCTCACCCGCCAGCTGCCGGGATTGAATCAAAAAACGGTCCCATGCATCCGCCACAATCCCGAGGTCTTGCCGAACCCGATCAGCATCAAAGCGCTCACTATGCAGCACCCGGACGGATTCGCCGCTGCCGAGCGCTGCTGTTATGGTGTTATTGCACACCACCCGGATGCTCGTAAATTTCGCGACAGTGGCCATGGTCCCATCGTATGACGTGCCGAGCAGCACATAAGGGCGCACCACGTCCCCCCCGAGAATTTCCGCGCCATCGTTGACCCGGGCCAAACCCCAGACACGTTTCCCGTGGCTGAGCACTCCGGCGGTCTCGAGCTGGAACCCGCCGATTTCCACCAGCTTTTCAAAAAATCCCATGACTTCGGAGGGCTGCACTACGTGATAGCCGTCCGACACTACGGCCAGGGCCCCGCCCGTGTCAGAGCGGTGCAATACCTTACGGCCCTTGAACACTTCGGGAGCGCTCGTCGCTTCGGTTTTGTAGAGCACGGGGGACTCGAGCACGGTATAGGCTAACCCGGCCTCGCGGGTCCACGTTTCAATTGACGCGCCCGGGGTGAGCTGCTGCCCCAAGTTATGCCAGGGGGTTTCACCCGCGTATGCAATTGCGGCGCGTCCGGTGGTGGTGTCGATCATGTGAGCCATTTTCTTTCTCGCTTTCTTGAGGGTTGAATCCGTGCGTTATTGCAGCGGATGAGTGAATGATAGTCTGTTATTGGCCGGGGTCCAATTGTATTTTTTAATCGCCGTCAGTCGTCCCATTTTCCGAATTTATCAATCAGGAACCACCCTACGACGAACACCAGCAGCACTAGAACGAACATTAAGCCGCCCTCCCAATATCGCCCGCTACATGATGGCGCAACATCGAACCAGGGGGCAGCGAGCGAGCGAACCGGCGGACCGTTTCGGAATCATTAGCCGCCCCGGTTTTTTTGACGCCGTGCCACTGTATCGCAGTGGGCCCGCTCGCCGCATAACACCCGCCGCCCTCATCCGTGCCGACACGTTTCGCGCCGCTCCCATGGGCGACGAACACCACCACGTCTCGCCGATCGGGGCGAGCGCACAGCGGGGAACCATTTCCGCACTGGGCGCATGTGAAGCTCTCGGACAGCTCTGCAGGGCAGCGGTGAAACCGCACGCCGTCAACCATGCGGGGCCACTGGTCGGCGGTATCTTTAGCAGCGGCCAGCACTGCCGGACGGCCAGCAGCCACAGCGGCCACAGCTTCGGCCACAGTGTCACAGCTTGCATTTATCACGGTCTGGCCGGGTTTTGCAATCGGGAGGGACCACGCCGCAAAATGGGAATATGTCCAGGCAGTGCCCCGCAGCGGGACCGAATCCAGCAGCGCATGCAAATACTCTAGGTCGATCGTATCGGCCCCGGTTTCGCTTTTCGGGTGCAGCTTGCAAGACTTCGGGCACGTGCTGTAGGTTTCGTGCTCGCCGCTGCGATAAGTGACAGCGATGGGGCCGGTTTTGCGGTTCGATGAAATGGTAACGGTTTTGATCATGACTCTATCCTTTCTGTTGAGGGGGCTATCATATGGCCAATTGCGGGACAACGCCAATTGTATTTTTCAAATAATCCAGGCGTGCCGATAGCTTATTTTTTGCGATGGGCTCGACAATAAACACGCCAGCATAAAACGCACGGCCCCACGCCAGGGCGTCCCGTTTTCGTTTGAAAATTCTAGAGGGCTCACAGTTGCGGGCATGCGCCCAATACACGCAAACGGGTTTTCTCACGGCTCTATCCTTTCTGTTGGTGGAGCCCTCATTGTGCCACCACCGGGCAAATTGTCCAATTGAATTTTTCTATTGGACCCCGTCGGACAATAGCACCTCGGCCAGTTCCTCCCACGGCATGCCACGATTAGGCCACGTGCGCAGCGGGGCGTATCTTAGGCCGTGCTCAGCCAAGGCAACAGCGTCCCGGCCATGGTAGAGATAAATTTTTCCCGGCTTGGCAAGCGTCCCCTTATATTGGATCAAGACAAAGCAAGGGCGACCTTTCATAGCGTGCCGGGTCAGGAAGGCGATCTGATGAGGGCGAAGCGCAACCTTCAACCCGCGCTCGACTACCTTCAACTCAACAGCAACAAAGCGCGAACCGACCCCCATCAGGCAATCGGCAATCCCCAGGTTGACCCGGTTTTCGATGCGCTCAATGTCCACGCCCAGGGGCTGCAGGCCCTCGCGCACACGTAAGGCGAACGCAGCTTCAGGACCGGCCATCGTCGGGTCCCAAATCATTGTCCCGTTCAAAGATATCGGGGGCAGGTTCCGCCACGGGAGGGACAAATTCAGGGTCTCGCTCACGGTCTATGCTCTCGATCACTTCGCCGCTTTGGGCATCGATGAGGGCAGTCGGGGGCGGACCGCCGTAGAGTTTGCGCAGCTCGTCGAGTTTGCGCTGCACTTCTTCTTTCGACATGCTGTCGATAGTCCCATGGCGAATTTCTTTCCGTTCAACGTAGATTGTGCCCAAGGCCTGCCCTCGGCGGTACTCCGCTTGCACTGCTGCAGCATACGCTCCCGCCTCGAGAGCCTTGTCCCGGATCATCTGCAAGTCCCGCATGTGCCGCTCGTAGCTGGTGTTGTATTTCGAGTTCAGCTGCGCTCGGTATTCCTGAA